GGTTGGCCAAAGTCATTGGTAATACCAAAGGTTGTATCATCTCCGTGTGTAGCAAAACAATCTATGTTCTTTAATATCACCACGTCTAAATCCATATAAAGATTTACTCCTTGTAAACCGGTTTCAGAATTAAATAATTGTAATTTATTCCACCAACCCTCCATATCGTGTCTTGGAAATGATTTGAAATGTATTTTACCTGTAACTAGATCAAATAGATTACTGTGGTCTGTAAAACAATAAAATTCGTATGGCACCGTAAGATGCCTTCGTACCATATTATATAACTTCTGTACATACTCTGGCTTATATTTGTTGCCATAATATACACAACAAAAGTTTATCATATATTTTGTTCTTGTAATACTCTATAAGCTGTACCGTTAGATATTTCTTCTAAAGTAAATTGATTTTCGGCCACATATTTTAACCACTCATTCACTGTTTTACGACCTGGTCTTAATGGCTTCTCTACAAACTTTAAGTCATGTGAAGCAATAGGTGATACTATATTATCTGTATGACATATAACAGGCACCATATTCATTACTGCATCTATGGCTGACAAACTCATATTAGTTACAAGACAATGACAATCTTTGAGTTCATCTTTAATATCTGTTCCCCACCATTGGTTATCCGGTCTTGGTTTGCTTCTTACTCGTATTTCCCTTTGTGTAAACTGTTTAAGTGTACTTGTTACTTCATTTATCCAATCTTCTTGGCTAATACCATTGATATGATACGTAACAGTAGGTGAAGATGGACATAATAAAATATGTTTAGTATCACCTGTTTTCCAACCTTTAAAATTTACATCAATACCTTTATTTTCTAATTCGTTTAATCTTTGACCTGTACCAACTTTACCTCTAATTGTATGTAATTTACCTTTGACTATTCTAAAGTAAGTTTTATTCTTATCTAATATCATAGGTTCAGGATATCTTTTAATAGGCATACCAAAATAACCAGTATCTACATACCACCATTCTTCGCCTTTATCTGTTACTTCTTTAATCTTCTTAACATTATTACCAGCTAATCCCCAAAAAAAATGTACAGGTTTATCTGTATCAATCCAACCTTTTGTAATGGCAGGCCATAATTGATGTGATAAACATTTATCCCAATTTATAAAATGACAATTAATCATTTGTTTTTTACTCTATTCCAAGCAGTGCCATCGTGTATCTCATTTATAAAATATTGATTTGCTAATAAACTATTAAACCATTCTTCTCTATTATCAGGATAAAATGGTGTATCTATTAAAGATAAATCAGTATATGATACTGGTTTTGCCATTGACATTTTATCGCAAAAAGATGGTACTCCTTCTAACAAAGCATCTACTGCTGCTGTTGATTGACAAGTAACAACTGCCCAAGCACCAGATAACATAACTTTAAATGGTCTATTATCATTCTTGGTTTTAATAACTATATTTCTTTTAGTAATTTTTTTTAATTTTTCTACAGTTTCAGTTTCCCAATTAGGAATATTATACCATTTTTTAACGTGATCTGATGGTGGTAATACAATTATATAATCACCTGTTTTTTTCCAACTCTTTATTTCATAAAAATCTTTATATCTTTTTATTCTTTCATAATCATTATCATCTAATTTATCTATATAGTTTATCATTAATCCATTTTTAGTTATTCTATACATTTTGTCATTCAATATAGGATTGATATGATGTTCTTTTGCTTTAAAATGATAAGCATGATCTATATGATAATAGGTATGTTTTATTGTTTCACATTGTTTAATTAAATCACCTGTGCCTCTTAATATACCAAAAACAACTATAGGATATTTTTTTATATCATCTAAAGAAGGAATGCCACCATTCTGTATAAAAGAAGGCCAAGTGGCTTGTGATAACATATCAACTTCTTTTCTGTGTTTATGTATTATACCGTGTGAAGATTGAACAAAAGGTTTAATTATTTGATCTGTTACCCACCTTGTGCAAAATCCTTGTATCATAATTGTATTTTTACTGTGTTTGCATAAATGTTGTACCATTCACTCGAATAATCACAAGTGTTATAATCTTCAAAGTATGGGCCACCTTTTGTGTAATGTACATTCTTAACATCCTCTTTATAAGGGTATTCACCTACTAACCAATTCCATTCTAATGGTAATGAACCTATAAGTTCTTCACTTTCTAACCATTTAAATTGATGTAATTCTAATCCACTAGCCTTATTAACATAGTCTGGTGTTAATGCGTGGCATTTTTTACAATTCATCAACATAAAACTAGACCAATTCTTTTTAGGATATTTTGTTTGTATTTGACCTAAGAATTTTGTTTCATCTTTAGGAGTATAATCATGTTTACTAACCTGTATTGCATATTTGTCATCTCTTAATCTCCAAAGTTCTGCAATATCTGACATCATTAACATATCGCAATCCATAAACAAAGCCCACCCTTGATAGTTCATAAGGTGTGGTATAATAAATCTACTAAAAGAAAATTCTGTTGATGAAAGATTGTTTCTTTCTCTTACAAAGTCATCTTTAATGTTTGGTAAATAAATTGGTGTAATTGCAACTGGTTTTGTACTACGTCTTAATATACTTTCTGTTAACACATGGTGTGCTATTTTTTCTTTACTATCATATCCTATAAAAACGTTTATCATATTCTAGCCTCCGGACTTTTTCCTAGTTGTTTTCTTTTTGGACCTTTAGTGTGATCGTATAAAGATCCTAGTATTGATCTTGCTTGTACATGCCCGCCTATTTTATCTCCAATATCTATATTCATAGTATTTCTTTCTCTTTCAAATTTTTTTCTTATTAAATCCCATATATAACTATCATGTTGCGCTTCTTCTTTATATATTAAATCTTCATCATACATTTTTTTCATTTCTTTAAAATAGTCTAACGTATCTTTATGTTTTAAATTCCATAATAAAAAACCACACTCGCTATACTGTTCTCCTCTTCCAAGATATGTCATCATTTTATCTTCTTTATATAAATTAGTTTTAATAAAATCTAATGTTAAAGGTTTATAAAAAACACTATCAGCATCAACCCAAATTAATATATTATAATCATTATTCAGACCTGCCTGTATTACTGAATAAACTTTATAACAAAATCTAACACCATCATGTATATAACCTTTATTTTTTCTATCTTTATTTCTTTCAACAAAATTTTTACAATCATTATTTAATTGTATTACTTTATAATTTTTTTTTATATCAAATAATGTTTCTGTGTATATTTTTAAATCAAAAGGCCAATTATAAGTATTAATAAATCTATGAGCATATTCTTCGTATAATTTTTTATTAAAAGATGTTATAATTAAAATTTTATTATTGTTCATAAACAAATATATTTTCCTTTCCTTTATTTCCTTTTAATATATAATCATATTTTTTTAAATATTCTATTAAATTATTGCGATATTGTTTTTCTGTATCATCTCTGGCAGGTAATTCTAAACATAAAACAGGCTTTGATTGTTTTATGGTTTCTATAGCGCCTTCTATTACCTCTTTTTCATGTACTTGACAATCAACTTTTATAAAACCTATGTTTTTAAAATTATAATCATCAATTTTTTTAACATCAACTGTAATAGTTTTTAATTCTTCTAGTTTAATTTCAATACCAGTTGTTCCTGTTTGTACGCCAAAATTATTTAAACTAGCATTGCCACATTCTTTACTTGAAATATAGAGAGGCATTTGTATATTATTTACATTTGAAACTGCAACATCATATAAAGTATAATTTGTAAATTCTTTTAAATTTTTTTTATAACATTCTATATTATCAGGAAGTGGTTCAAAGGCATAAACATGATTAAATTTTAAACACATATCTTTTGACCAAAAACCTATATTGCTGCCAACATCTATACAATTTTTTTTAAAATCTTTAATAAAAGATAAAGCATACTCTCTTTGTAAACCTTGATATTGAAAACCTTTATCATTATTTCTTATCAAAGTATCTTCAAAATGTTTGTCCCAATCTGGTAAATACCAACCTTTTATATTTTTAATGGCCATTGTTCCTTTTCTATACGTGTTTTTAAGAGTATTTGTATTTGTTCTTCTTTTGACTTAACAAAATATCCCTCTATTAAATCATAATTTTCCTCTATTGCAAACTTTAATCTTTTATTTCCTGTTTGTACAGCTAAACCTTCATTCAATAAACCTTGTTGATTTTTAGGCCAGTTATCTCTTAAATTATGCCAATAGTTTATATGGTCTGTAACTATAACAGGCCAAATCATACCACAGTTTTTTAAACTTTCTCTCATAGCAGGCATTCTTTTTTGCAACCATTTTTCACTAGGTAATAACATAAGTTCTTTTACTTTAAATTGTTGTAATTCTAATCCTTCTATATAATTCTTAGCTTTTAATATTTTCATATCCAGCATTTGCTATATAATATGCATCTATTATATCTGTAATTGGATTGTTTAATGTTGGTATATCAAAAGCTTTCATAAGATTTGTGTTAGTATCTTTCGTAAACTGTTCATACATCTTTTGTTTATCTGCATTACCTTTACCTGTTGCGAATTTTTTAATAACACTTGGCACTAATATTTTATAATCATATTCTTTTAATCTATACTTTAATATGCCACCGTTTTCTGCGATTTGAAATATGGCTTGACCTTTACTACCATAAGAATAACCTTCTATGAAGATTTTTGG